CGGCGTCGTTAGCCTCTTCATCGAACCAGCAGGTGGCATCGATGATGTAGCCATTGCTTTTCAGTTCGCGGAATTTGGCATTGATGCCGTCGATGATGTCGCGAATCAGCGATGCGGTGATCGGTTTGTCCACCGCCCACATATGCGCATCAGCCATGGTGTCGGCAATCACCTGCGCGGTACGGGTGTAGTTTTCAAACAGGAACAGCGGATCGTCGGAGCAGGTGCGGTTGCCCCAGAAACGGAAGCCATCTTTGCGAATCAGCGTGGTGACGCCCGCTTCGTTCAGCAGATCGGCATCGGTGCCCGACTCCTGCAGATCCCAGAACACCGGGGTGCTGATGCCGGTAACGCCATTGACGCCGACATTGGAGAGGGTTTTATGCCAGCCGGCGGACTGGTCGATCGCCGCACGCATGCCCAGCGCACGAGCCGTTGAGTAAGCGACAGAAGAGCTGTTGCTGGCGGTATCCCAGGCGAGGAAATCCGGCCAGATGACCATCAGTTCGCGCTGGCTGAAGTTCTCGCGATACTTGATCGCTTCAGAAATGGTTTTGCAGCCCCAGGCGCTGACATAACCAAAGGCGCGCAGCTTCTGGCAAATCGGTGCCAGCGCGGTAGCGACTTCGAGGCTATCAAGACCCGGTACGCCGAGAATGCGCGGTTTCACGCCGGTCACCGCTTCGGCGGTCAGCAGCGCTTTAAGGCCGGTATATTTACCGTTTTCGTCGGTGGTGCCGATGATGTTGGAGAGGGTCTGCGCCTGCGCATCCTCACCGCTGCCTTCGGCAACGCGAACAACAATAATCACCGGTTTCGCCTGGTCGGCAATCGCCTGCAGCGAAGCCGCCAGCGTGCCTTGTTTGCCCGCTTTGGCAATCGCGCTCTGCACGTTGGTGATCAGAACCGGTTCATTGAGGGGGAACATCCCCGCGTCTGCATCGCTGGCGGTACAAACCATGCCGACAATGGCCGTTGAGACTGTGGAAATGACGCGCGTGCCATCGTTGATTTCGACGACCTGAACGCCATGATGATAATCACTCATCCGTTTAACTCCGTGGTGTTGGGGTGAGTGCTATTTTCGAGTGTCTGAAGAGCGGGTGCGAGCGGAGAGGATTGGCTAAAGGATGGCACAACCGGTGATGGCCTCTGGGATGCATAATATAAAACGCCGTGGGTTTTCCACGGCGTCGTTGTCATGTAATTCACTCTTTGAGGTTAAAGGGGCGGCATTCCATCGCTCTCCGGCGCAGTAAAATTATGTCCGTCATATAACCAGCCCGGGCTTACCGGAACGCCGGGATGGATAACATCTCCCGCGTCGGGTTTCCATGCAGATTGTCCATCCCACTCGACGATATTTGTCACTACACCTTTTTCAACTATTGCATAAATTGCCATTACGCGTACTCCCAAACAATTACGTAACCTGAAGTCCCTGCATTACCGGTTTTTGCCTTCTCAGATTCATTACTTACCAGCCCATCACCACCCATACCGTATCGCCCCAGCGGCGTGGGTGTGGTCGCCGTAAAATTACTGCCCTGACCGACGGCCACTACGGTCGGCCAGGGGGAACTGATGCCATAAAGGGAGTAAAGAATACCGACCCCAGTAGGCTGGGCGGAGCCTGTTGCACCACCGTTGTTAAAGGGCGGCAAATTTGAGTACCCCACGCCGGAGCCTTTGCCGCCAGGGCAAATCACCAGCGAGCCAAATGACGTTGTTCCGCCATTGCCGCCATTGCCACCAGCGCCACCATTAGGCTGGCCACCGGAGCCGATAGTCACATTAACTGAGCTGAAACCTGCCGTAATAAGCGCTTTCGCATACGTACCGTTTGAACCTGCTGCGCTAATCGCATTCTCACCTGTGCTGGTTGCGGTTAAATTGCCGCTTGCGCCGCCCGCGCCTGTCTGTTCAACAATAATCCAGCGGGTTCCCGCCGTAGGCGTGTAGATCCCAGAAGTAGTCATTTTTCGGAAATTCAATAAACGTCCGGGGATCGCATCGAGGCCAAGGTATTCCACCATCTCACCGGCATTATTTTTGCCAATAAGTTGGCGCCCTGCCGGGGTGGTATGTGTAAAGTCAAGAAGAGGATTCCAGCCGGAGAAATCATCACCGGAAAGCGCTGCGGTCGCGATTTTTCCCGACTTGCTTACGGCAATAAATGTCACTTCACCACCGTTGTTTTCTGAGTGCCGCATGGCCATGACATCGAAAAACTCGCTGTCAAACTCCGGCTCGTTAGTGTAAGTGCCAGGCGATGTTGCGGTGTAGATCAGGCCCTGCGTATTGCGGATATGAAAGGGGATGTTATATCCGGCCGGCAGTATTATCCCTGTTACGGCCTTATCCAGCTTCTTCTCCAGTTCGGCTGCCATTGCTTTCACAGATGCATACTGCGCATGTGGGTTATCGGCAGCCAGATGTTTTTTCATTACCTCATCAGTATAGACCTGTACTTCAAGCGCTCTGTCATCGACATACTTGCGCGTCGCCAGCACCACCGACGGGTCGATTTTCAGGCTCACCGCCGAGGTTGCGGAGACCACCAGCGCCATACGCAGGGTTTGCGTGCGGGCGCTGCCCTCCAGCAGAAGCGGTTTATACGTCTCCGGGCAGTTAGCAACGGCAATTAGCGTGCCATCGGCGTCATAAAGGCCGATTTCACGGATCCAGAAGCCACCTTCATTCTCGGGGATGACCTGTTCGGCGATAATCTGGTTCGCGTCACCAGGGTCGACGAACAGCATATTCAGTGGCGCAATACGTTTCTGGTTAACCAGCTTCGTTTGTGCAGGATCAGGGGTAGGCAGGCTGCCGTTACCGTCGCCGGTGGCCATATGGGTCAGCTTCAGCTGCGTGCCGAGCGCGGTGGCGTTGGCAAGCTTCGCGGCACCCTGGTTAGTCAGAATGGCAAAATATTTCATAGTCAGGCGTTCACTCTCAGTTAGCGATTGAGTAAACGCTATTGTCGTGGCCAGTTTGGGGAAGGGGCTATCGAATGCGGTTGGCTGCCAGGCGGGACAACCCAACGGAAAAGCCTGATGCGGCGTCGCGTTATCAGGCCAGGGGATGTTGTAGGCCGGGTAAACGCAGTGCCACCCGGCAAAACGGGCCGCAGCCCGTCATCTTTTATTGCGGCTGTTCAGGCCAGGCGATATCGGGCGCAGTCTTCGTGTCGACCTTTTGCAGCGCCTGAATATAACGCATCCAGACGATGAGCTGCGCTTTATCATCATCGCTGATGATGCCGAGTTGCAGTTCGGTCTGCCACAGGCTGATGGTATTTTTCGCCTTGTTGAGCAGATGGGTCTTAGTCTGCTCTGCCAGCGTGATTTGCGCGGCCTGCTGTGCGACCTCATCCGTTACCCAGCCGCTGCCACTCCAGACATCATAGGGTGTGGCGGGGGCAAGCGGAGTGACATCATCCGGGTAATCGCCCAGCTGCGCCAGCGTCTTTTTCTCGCCAGTGATTTTGTCATACACCTCGCTGCCGCGATGGTCAGGAGCATACTCCCAGCCATCCAGCGCTGCGTTGCGGCGCACCGCAAAACCCGGTTTCGCCGCTAAAGGCTCATCAAGCGCTGAGTTCGCCGGAATACCGACGCCGACGGCAAGATACTCGATGGTGCTGCCAAGGTACTCGCGGCTCAACGCGTCAAAGTTATAGACGGTGACAGTGCCCGCCTGGCTGGCCAGGTGGTTTTCGTTCAAAATTGCGGTGGTCATTATGCGGCTCTCACGATGTAGTTAAAGGCAATGTTGCGTGGACGGGTGCTGCCATAGCCTCCGGCAAACCCGCCGGCATCCATATCAATTGCGGCATCCTGGGTGACAAAAAGCGCATTCATCACATTTGCATAATCGCTTTTCATCACAGGGTCTAATCCGAAGTCACTCCTGGCAGTGGCCACGTTGTCATTGGCATGAATTGGGCTTGCCAGGTTTACCGAGCTGAGTGAAGGATCGTTGATATTAATGGTCCCTTTCTGCCAGCTTAGTAACGCACGTGCAGGATCCACTCCGCGCCCAGCGTCCCAACCGCGAATAAACTCCCCGCGCAGATCCGGAAGTAAACCGGCCGGATAAGCTGCACCCAGGCGCGGAAACTTTGCTTTGTCGAACGTGGCGCCGTTGCAGATGAGCCAGCCTAACGGTGGCTCCGCGAGCGGCCAGGCGATCGGCGCGCCTACCGGCAGAATGTAGACATCACTTGCCACAACGTCGTGCACATATTTGCTATTGGCAATTTGCTGACCGTAGTTACCAATCGGCATATCCGGAACCTTCGGGATGCCTGTAAAGGTTGGGCTGGCGAGCGGCGCATATTGCGGGTGTGGATTGGCGGCCTTAAGGTGGTTATCAAGTAGCTCATCAGCGTATTGGCGGGTAGCCAGCACCACCGACGGATCGATTTTCAGCGTCACCGCCGCCGTTGAGGAGACGACCACCACCATACGAATGGTCTGTGTGCGTCCGCTACCCTCTTGCAACTGCGGTTTATAGGTTTCCGGGCAGTTCGCCACCGCAATCAGTACGCCAGCATCGTCATAGAGGCCAATTTCACGGATCCAGAAGCCACCTTCGGTTTCCGGAATCACCTGTTCAGCAACAATCTGGCTGCTATTTTTGGGGTCAATCGAGAGCCGGTTTAACGGCGCGATACGCTTCTGGTTAATCAGTGTGGTCTGCGCCGGATCGGGCGTGGGCAACTGGCCATTGGCATCGCCGACGGCCATCTGCGTCAAGTTGATTTGCGTGCCCAGCGCGGCGGCGTTGGCAAGCTTTGCCGCCCCCAGGTTAGTCAAAATAGCGAAATATTTTGCGGTCATGCATACGCTCTCAGGTTGTTTGTTGAGAAGTGAACGATGGCAATATTTTCCGTTCAGCCGCAGGCAAACACCATGAAGGGGCGTTGGTTGCGAACTCACACAACAGGGCGGGCAAAAAAAACGGGCGATGCCCGTTGGGATATAGAGAGGATTACGCTGCTCTGACGATGTAGTTAAAGGCGACGTTGCGCGGTCGGGTTTCTGCTGCGGTACGCACGGCAAGGGAGGTATCGAATATCCAGTTTGGCGCGCCATACCCGATGTCGGGTGAGTTTGAGGGGGTCAGCCCTAATGTCATCTCTTGTGAGCCGTCTGGCTTGAACGGACCTGATAACACGGACTCCTTGAATAGCTGAGTTCGCCCGAACATACCGGTAATATTCTGGATGGTATCCTCTTGCGGTGACATTAACGCACGCCCGCTATCCACTGCGCGCCCATCATCCCACCCGCGAATAAACTCCCCACGCAGATCGGGCAAATTGCCTGAGGGAAACAGGGCCGCCAGCTTTGGATACTGCCCTTTGTTAAAGGCCGCGCCGTTGCATTTAAGCCAGCCGGCGGGCGGAGTGGCAGACGGGTAGGGCAGCGGCACGCCCACCGGTGTGAAGGAGGCGATATCGGCAATCTGCAGATACTGCGGATGGGGATTCGCCGCCTTCAGATGTCCGGCCAGCAGATCGTCGGCGTATTTACGCGTTGCCAGCACCACCGACGGATCGATTTTCAGCGTCACCGCCGCCGTTGAGGAGACGACCACCACCATGCGAATGGTCTGCGTGCGTCCACTTCCCTCCTGTAGCTGCGGTTTGTAGGTCTCCGGGCAGTTCGCCACCGCAATCAATACCCCTGCGTCATCGAACAGACCCAGCTCGCGGATCCAGTACCCGCCCTCATTCTCCGGGATAATCTGCTCCGCTACTATCTGGCTTGGGTTCTCCGGGTCGACCGACAGGGCATTGAGCGGCGCGATGCGTGTCTGATTAATGAGCCGGGTTTGCGCCGCGTCCGGTACCGGCAGCGTGCCGTTACCATCGCCGATGGCCAGCTGCGTCAGGTTAAGCGTCGTGCCGAGCGCGGTGGCGTTCGCCAGCTTTGCCGCGCCCTGATTGGTTAAAATCGCGAAATATTTTACAGACATGGGATTCTCTCAGGTTTGTTGAGCAGTGAACGGTAGGGATATTTTCCGTTCAGCACCTGGCGGACGCCACGCGGCGGCGTTGGTCTGAGGGGTACACAACAGGGTAGATAAAAAAAACGGGCCGTTAGCCCGAAGGGGAGGGTTAAACCGTGATAGTGAGGCTATCAATCAGGTGGATTGCCGATGCGGCATAGCTTTCGCCGCCGACAACAATCTCTTCCGGGCTGTAAGGGTAGACCGTCAGCTCCTCGCCAAGATAGCAGGCCGCGCCAACGTAGCACTCGCCCTGGCTGCTGAGGCTGATATTCAGCTCCGTCAAATGGCGGCTTGCCGGTTTGGCATCATTAATCAGCCGCTCCAGCTCCTGGTACGTCTCCTCGGTAATGCCGTTCTCCTGGACGCCAATCACCAGCCGGAAGGTGCCGGGTTCGGCGTTATCCTGCCACCACTCGCGCAACTCAATCAGGAAGCCAAGCGGCTCAACCACCCGGTGAATGGCGCTGCGCGTCCCTTTATGTTGATGGACGAAAAAGGAGGAGGCGATCACCTTACGTTTGGTCGCTTCCGGCCAGTTAAAATCCCAGCGGTCAACGGAGAGTGCCCAGGCGAGATAGGGCAGCAGCTCGGCCGGGCAGGTTAGCGGATCCCACAGCGTGCGCAGCGGCACCGGTACGCGTTCAATCTGCGCCGCCGCGTGTGCTGTCGCCACCTCAAGAACCGATGAGCCAACAGGCAACAGACGGTCGTCACTCATCGGTACCTCCGGTGGTGATTTTCCACGCCGTACACCAGGAGGCCTGGCTCTGATCGAGCACAATATCTTGCTGCGGTGCGTTCAACACCACCCGCTGCACGCCCTCAACGTGGAGCGCTGCGTAGATTGCCGACAGGCGAATATCGCGCCCCAGTCGGCGCTGGGCAGTGATATAGGCTTTCAGCTTCTGCTCAGCCGCCTGGCGAATCGGCTCCGATTCAGGCCCGGGATAGAGAAAAAGCGTGGCATCAATCTGGTAGGGCACAATTTTAGCGCTCTGTACCGTCACGCGATCGCCGACCGGGCGCACATCCTCCGCGTTAAGCGCTTTATCGATAATCGCCAGCAGTTCAGGGCTGGCGGTACCGTCGCCTTCGCGGGAGAGCACAGAGATGGTGACGCAGGCGGGGGATGGGCTGACGGCAGAGATATCCGCCACGCGACCATCGGCGCTGCGGCCGTGATACTCATACGCACCCACCGGCCCGGCCACGCTTAGCCCTTCAAAAGCCTGCTGCGCGCGCAGGCGTAAATCGGTATCGGACTCCATTACTGCCGGCGTGGGCGGTATCGTGCTCTCATCAGCAGGGGCGATCACCAGCCGCGCGGTGTTGCTGTTCGCCGCGATGGCATCGAGATCGCTGCGGGAAGCATACGCCAGCATCACCGCGCGGGCCGCTTCGTTGACGCGCTGGCGCCAGATCACTTCGCGGTAAGCATTCTCTTCGAGAAACTT